GAACGTAACTATATCATATCAGAAGAAGGATTAGCGATTGATCCACGTGATTCAAAAGTTATCCCAACAGGCATTAAAGTAGAGGTCCCTTATGGACATATGCTTGAAATTAAAAATAAGTCCGGCATTGCCTCAAAACGTATGCTAATTACTGGTGCGTGTGTTGTAGATCCCGGCTATAATGGCGAACTGTTTGTTAATCTTCATAATATTGGATTAAACACTCAATATATTAAACCAGGAGATAAAATAGCGCAGGCAGTATTAATTCCTATTATACATTGTCGAGTAGAAGAAGTGATAGACGATAATCTCAATGAAGGCACTCTTCGCGGTGAAGGCGGCTTTGGCAGCACAGGAACTAAATAAAGGAGAAACAACATGAGCTTTAAATATATATTAAGACAAGGTGATAAAGGCCAAGAGGTCGCGAGACTTCAAGCAAAAGTAGGCGCCAGAGTAGATGGCGACTACGGCCCCAATACCAAATTTCAGGTAGAGAACTATCAAGAAAAACATCGGGAACTGGAAATAGATGGTATAGCTGGACCACAAACTCTTGGCCTGTTGGGAATTGAAGTGCTCCCCGGTATTGATCTTTCAAGCTGGAACGGCACAATAGACTTTAAAAAGGTTGCTGATGCTGGAGTAAAGTATGCTTGGATTAAAGTGTCCGAAGGCACAACTCATGTTAATCCAAAACACGAAAAGAAATTTGAAGACGCCAGAAAAGAAGATATTATAGTTGGTGCTTATCATTTTGGCCGACCTGATACTTCTCCGAATGACCCTAATGACTGGGAAAAGGAAGCAGACAACTTTTTAAAGCGACTTGATAAGGTTGGACTAGAGTGCGGAGATCTCATTCCAGTATTAGATGTCGAGAAAGGTATGAAGACTGACGACAACCATAATGTAGAGTGGTGTCTAAAGTGGCTTGATAAGGTAGGGTGCGAAACTAAAACACGCCCTGTTATTTATACAGCTCGTTGGGCTTGGCAGCTTTATATTATGAAGGCCAACGAAGATGAACAAAACAAACTAGCTTCATATCCAGTATGGCTAGCAAGTTATAATGGCGGCATAGAACCAAAGCGCAAAACAGGTCTTTGGGATAAGTGGGATATTTGGCAATGGACTGGTTCAGGTAAAGTTCCAGGCATTAAAGGCAAGTGCGACCAAAACTGGATGGCCGGTGGCCAATTAGAAAAATTGAGGGTTCCGTGAGCTTTAAAAGAAAATTAAGAAGAGCACAAGCAACTAAAGGTAAAAAGAACGCAGAAAAGGCATTAGCAGAAAAAGTGGCCCTTTTTGGTCATTTAGGTGATAAATGCTTGACTTGTGAAAAACCTTTTGATAGACTTAATAGAGAACAGGTTATGACTTGGAATGTAGTCGTGACGCAGAACAAAGAAGCGGTGCGGCTTTATTGCCCAACGTGTTGGAACAAAGCAGTTAAATTGATTAAAGAAACAAAAGAAGAATTATTAAACAAAAAAAAGGAGAAATAATGCAATTCTATCCAAAGTCGCGAAAAGGATTTGTGATTAATTATGATTTGGCTGAGCAGCTAAATTTTTTAGACGAGTATGTTTTGTGGGAAGAAGAGTATAATGAACTTCCGCTTATGGAAGTTATCGAAGAAAAGCTTGGAGTGGAGCCAGCTGGCGTACAACATTTTGAATATGAGCGCGGCGGTTACATTCAAGGACTTCAAGGCTTTGATTATGATACATCTTATATCTTATTTGATCAAGATTCAGAACAAATCTATCCTGAAGAATGGGAAACCTTAATTAACACTCTGGAAGATAATGATGTAAACGTTGTTCACGGCAGTTGGGCAGAGTTGGGGTAAATGTCGGAAGACCAAGTAAATCGTCCAAATCACTACAATATCAACTGGAAAGGCGAGCAAGCCATTGAGACGTATACATATATTCGTTCTTGGAAAATGGACTACCCCGAAAGTAATATTATTAAATACGTCACAAGACACCCTTATAAAGGACAGTCTCTCAAAGATTTAAAGAAAGCACGTTGGTACTTAAACAAACTTATTGAAGAGGTGGAAAATGAAACAAGCTCTAACTTATGATGATGTACTACTAGTGCCGCAATATTCAGATATTAAAAGCAGAAAAGAAGTAAACATTGGTAATGATTTAGATAAGCGTTGGCGTTTAAAAATGCCTATAATCTCTTCGCCAATGGATACTGTAACCGAAAGTGATATGAGTAACGCAATGTGTAATGCTGGCGGTTTGGGCATCATTCACCGTTATAATACAATAAAAGAGCAATGCGATTTAGTTCGTAAATGTAATTGGGGCGGCGCAGCTGTTGGAGTTACAGGAGACTATCTTAAGCGCGCAGTCAACTTGTTTGAGGTGGGTGTTAATGTTCTTTGTATCGACGTCGCACACGGCCATCACATTTTGATGAAAGACGCTATTACAGCCATCAAAGAAGAGTTAGGTGACATGGTGCATATTATGGCCGGCAATGTCGCAACTCTTCAAGGCTTCAACGATTTGTCAGATTGGGGCGCAGATAGTATACGTTGTAATATTGGCGGCGGCAGTATATGTTCGACAAGAATTCAAACCGGTCATGGCTTACCAGGCCTTCAAACAATCATAGACTGCGCTCAAAGCGATAGAGATACCAAAATCATTGCTGACGGAGGTATTAGATCCAGCGGCGATATTGTTAAAGCTTTGGCTGCTGGAGCAGATTTTGTTATGCTTGGTTCTATGCTGGCTGGAACAGCTGAATCGCCTGGAGAAAAAGTAGCTACTATGGCTGGCTCAAAAAAGAAATATCGCGGAATGGCCAGCAAAGACGCACAAATGGATTGGCGTGGTAAATATAGTTCAGATGAAGGAGTAAGCACGTTAGTCGATTTTAAAGGACCAGTTAGCTTAATATTAAATGATTTGGCTAACGGTATTAAATCTGGTCTGTCTTATTCTGGTTGCCGCACAATTGCCGAGCTTCAATCAAAGGCACATTTTGTGCGACAAACAAACGCTGGTTTGGGCGAAAGCCATACTCATATTTTATCAAGATGAGAAAAAGAAATCCACCACCAGCAGATGCAAAATATATCCAGGTTCCAAGCTTGGAAAGCTTAGATGCTAATTTAAGAATTAAGCTTAGATTTGACGACATAACTAAGTTTTGGTTTTTTAACGAATACATCAAAGCCTATCTTACTGATGATCCAGACTTGGCGCCATTCATTGCGAAAATAAAAGAAAGCAGTATGTTGTCACGCAAATTTCGTTTAAAGAAGCATAAAGAAATTAAAAAGAAAGAGCAAGATATAATTAATCGTTTTGGATTAAACCAAGACGAGATAGAAAATATATTTGATATAATTGAAAGGGAAAAAGGTGATATATGAAATGTGCAGAAGTATGTGATAAGAACAAAAGTCCTTGTGAGCAAAAGGATTGCAGGATGTGGATAAATTATGATGATGATCTAAATTGTGTCGACATCGCAGTTAAGAAAAACGGCCCAATGGGCTTGAAACAAATAGGGGCTAGATTGGGCATATCTTACGTCCGCGTTACTCAAATAGAAAAAGAAGTATTAAGGAAGATAAAAAAAACTAACTTTAGCAAAAATGATACTATTTATAGCATTGAATAAAGTAAAAGATGTTTACATCTTAATATGCTCAGTTAAGGAGAAAACGCATGTCTAAGAAAACTCTATTAAATGAAGCCACTATTCGTCGCTTCATGAAGCTAGCAGAGATCGCCCCGTTGACTAATGGTTTCATTAGTGAAACAGAAGAAGCTTACAAAGATGATGAAGAGGATTTCGGTCCTCCCGCCGACGAGGAGCTTCCGCCTGGCCTCGAAGGTGAAGAAGAAATGGATGTTGAACTGGAAGAGCCAATGGACGTTGAAGAGCCAATGGATGCTGAAGAGCCTGCTGGTGACGGAGAAGTAGAGTTGACTTTATCTCCGGAGCAAGCTGACGCACTTGTAGCGCTCTTACAGCAAGTCGAAACGGCACAAGGTGTAGCGCCTGAGCCAGAAGAGCTTCCAGCGCCTGATATGGGCGATGAGGGAGAAGAGTTGGATGTTGATCTAGAAGAACCAGCTGGTGAAGAAGAGGAAGAGGTCGAAGAACTAGAAGAAATTGACGTAGTCGATGATGACGATCTAGTAAATGAAGTTGCCCGCCGAGTTGCCAAAAGACTATTGACAAAGAAAAATAGTTAATATATACTTTCTATAACATTAACAGCGAGGCTAGACATGCAAGGACTTTTTTGGTTTTTTCTAGGTGGTATGCTTTATTATATCATTGACAGGACCACATCTATCTACAAAAAAGTAAAATTCATTAATGATGTTAAAATACACTCCTATCAGTTGATTGGTTTTGCGTATGAGCAATTAGTATTCGCTATGACTGCGAAATATGTTATGTTAGAAACTAGCGAAGACATTGATCAAGAAAAGATAAAGTTATTTCGAAATGATGACGAGGCTGTTTTTGATAATTGGAAAAAAGAAACAGCGCTGGGTCTCAAAAACTCTCTTCCAGTAACTTACAGAGAAGCTCTTGAACTTGAAAACTGGGATGACATCATGGGCGCATTAGACACCCATTATAAGAAAGCGCTACAAAAAACATATCTTAAAGATTGATAGTTAGTATATCATCTTTAAAGGACTAATTATATTATGGACATAAATAAATTAGTAGAAAATTACTTTGCCCCCAAGAACTTGCTAACTAAAGAAAAACTTTGGAGTTTGTTTGATGAGGCTATAGAAGAAAATAAGAACTCTTCAAATATTTCTTTAACAGAAGATGAAGCACCGAAGTCTAGTAAAAAATCAATTCTAGATTTTCTTCCAAAAATTCAGATTACGGAAGATTGGGGGCAAGTGGGCTCCGATGCGCGAGGAATACTTGAAAAATATATGAATCGCATACAAGGCGACAGTTTGCCTGACAAAATTGCTTGGATTAATAATTTTATGTCTGGCGCCGGAACCAAAATATTACCCGTCTCTGAAATCTTATCAAGTTTGGTTTTTCTAGAGCTTTTATCGACCGTGATTGGACAATTTTCCGCTTCCGGCGCAGGCTTTATATTTGAAGCTTTTCTCGCTGGTCTTTTACGCGGGCAGCAAGAAACTGAAACAGTCGCCGGCTCTCTTCCGATTGAAGATATTAGAATATTTGTTGATCCTGAGACTGGCACAGGGGGCCGCGCACTGAGCCTTAAGCTATTAAGCGCCAAAACTAAAGTTCATGGCAGTATTGTCAACCTTTTAAAATGGCTAGCTTATCAAGATAAAGAAAATCAAGGTATTGAATATGTCATCGCAGTAAAATTTGGTGATAAAGTCTTGGCTTTCTATTCTATTACTATTACAAAAGATAATATTTTAAATTGGATTGGCGATAAATTTGAGCCATGGACGATTAACGAAGACACTGACAGAATATTATTAGACCCTGCAGCTGACTTGGACATCGATGAAAAAGAAAAGGCTGAAAAATTTGAGCAAGAATATAACCGCATTGGTATAGTCGCCGGAAAGAAGAACGGCAAAAGTCCGCGGCTGCGCGCTGAGGCCATAGAACTAGCTCGAAACGCACCTCCAGAACTGGTTGACAAATTTGTGGAGTATGCCGTTGACGCAGGAAAGAGAGAGGATATGGTGCGATTTAAGATGTTTCCAAAATTAAATCCAGAAAATTCGGAAGACAAGACTGTTGATTGGTCGAAAGCGGTTGATGAAAGGCGCAAGTTGCTAGCATGGATCATAAACAACCTCAGCTCGCAGCATGTTTTGGGTCAACCAGATGTAGAAGATCTGGATGTAAAAGGCAAAAGTAGACTTTCACCTGATCAAGTTAAAGAGCTGCAGCTTATGGCCCAAAACGATCCTGATAGGTGGTTTGGGACCATGAAAAAAATGATCAAAAAAGGCGTAACTCAATTTGAAATTAAGCCGCAGTTCTACAGGACAAAAAATCTTCCGGCTATGATGAAACAGAAAAGATACGGCGATATCACTTTAGATAAAAACTATATCCGTGAGGTATCCATTAAATATAATGAACAATTAAAAGATATTGTTCTGCCATTGTATGAAGCTTTAGCTTCTTTTAACAATAATTTAACCAGTTATTATATAGAACATAATATTAGTGCTGCCGATGAAGCAGCTAGCGATGCTGTTAAATTACAAAACATTTCTAGTAATTTAGCTGCGGAAGCTAAAAAATAATACTTGACAAAGTTATAATACTCTCTTATAATATAGAAACAACATAGAGGTGTGAATGAAACAATATAATAATTCTCAAACCCTTCGCCAAAGCTTGGAGGAGGGCATAAGGATTGTTG